TATGACGAACAGCAAGAGCGAAAGCCCTAAGTTGATGATCGTGAGGAACAAATGGAAGTTGGAGAGTGTTAGCGAATTCATTAGCTTCTGCAAGTGAAAACTCCTCAGTCATATTCAATTCTGGATCAATGTCTAAACCATAGTCATGTTCTTCACAGAACTTTTGTATCTCAGAAACAAGACCAGCATAGACTTGCATATTGCGTGAGTTGATCAAACGGATCTTGCCGTCCCATACGCGAGACTTATATTTGGGAGAGAACTTGGCTCCAGGTACGTCAAATGTCAAATGTTCTGAAAGCTCGCGCGCGATGCCCATATCTCCTTCGACACGCATCCACGCTTCATTTACCTTGACGAGCCTTAGATCAGAATCCATTCGTAAACTTTCTCCACTCGATGGCGGACTTGATATCATAGCCACGTTTGTGGATACATTTCATGATCTCGACGATCACCTCGACTTTTTCTTCGAGCATGGCAATACGAGTTTCTAGCTTCAGAAGATCGTTGTCTGCATCGATATAGCCTTGCACTTCGTTCTTCAGAACCTTTTGAAGAAAAGGTGGTCGATCAATTCGCTCAAGGTCGTCGGGATTGTTAAGATTGCCAAGATAATAGTCGCGCAGAAGATTAGCCCGACTTTTTCGCTGAATGTGACACGCACGTAGTTGACTCCTTGTTTCTGACAAGAGACGATTGTATTTGGCATGTAGGGATGATATGTTGAGAGAGTCGGCGTCCAAGTTGAGATCATCATACTTGGCGTCTTTGTCCCACATTTCATAGATTTCTTCAATTTTCATATGTACATAGTATCACAAAAAGAAGCCAGTTGTCAATCATAAAGTTAGTGTTGACAAATCAACGTTTTACCATTATAATAGGATTTGTCAACATCGTCAGACATCCAATTTATATTTGCGATACCTAAAAGTTACAGTTGCCTGCAGGTATTCAATACTAATGTTTGTGGACTCAAATTGAAGTTCTGACAAACTAATTGGAAACAAGTCTTGAAAGAAGATGTTCTTGTTTACATTCTTATTGCTGGTAAGGATAGACAGCACGCCGTCTGAAACGAATGTTGTATAGTATCCGAGAGCACGTGAGCCTTGTCCGCCAATCTGTTGCGAACGAATCTCTTTAGAAAGATCAGCTGTCTGCTTTAGTTCGTCTGGGTGACCAAGACCTTCAATCCAACGCTGGATCTCGAAGTAGTTCTCAAGATTCTCATCAACCTTGAATGTAAGAACTAGAGGGTCGTAAGTGATACGATCTCCTGGACGTGGTACAAAAGCAAACGGAGTTGGGCTTTCGATAGCACCTACAGACACAGAAGGAAGCGTTGCACTCTGGCAAAAGTAATTGACTGTAGGAAGACGCTTAACGGTAAAGCGAAAACCATTCTGTCCAAGAAAGTTGATGTTGTTTGGTTGATTGTCTTCGGCTGACATTACTTAGAAGTCTTTCTCTTATGTAGGGAAGCAATCAGCTTCATCTTATACTGTGTCTTACCAGCGGGATCGTTCTTGAGAGCACCCGATCGGGCTTCCGTATCTGGAACGTGCGTATCTTCTGAATCGCGTGTATCAATGTTATGTGCTTTGCCGTGATGCCATCCATGAACAGACACGCCACGTTCCTTCGACAAGTTCTGCCAAATCTTCTGACCACCCGGAGAATGTGACTTACCAACAAGTGTTGATGAGTGACCAGATTGCATAATCTTGCGATAGACCTTATGAACTTTTGGTCCTTGCCCAGTCGAGTCTGCTGTGTGAACTATATATGTACCAGTCTTAGCGTTTCGCTTACCAGCAATAGTAGAATGAACTACGCCAGTCTTCTTATGACGAGCAACGTAGATATCTTGCCCATCATCTTTGTAGTGATGCAGCGCATGATCTTTGTCAATGCTTGCGACCTTAGTTCCTGCCTTCTCTTTAGGCAAATGTTTGCCTGTTTCGAGAGAGAACTTTTCTTTTCTCCCAATCTTAGACATGAGAGGAGCTTCGGCAAGGAACTGTGAGAATGTCTTCATAACTCTATTTATAATAAAAAAGGGGAGCATTTCTGCTCCCCTAAGTTTGCGGTTTGAACCCGTCTTCTTAACTCCTCCCACATGGAGGATTTCGATTACATCAAGTTTGTGATCTTGACGAAACGATAGTAGGTGTTGTAACCCTTGGTGTTTGGAGCACCGATAGCACCGTCGGCTGAAGATGTTGCGAATGGGTTGGCTACCATGCCGTAACGTGTCTTGAAGCCGATCTTTGGCTGGAACGTATCCTGACCAACGGCGCGAACCATCTGGAGAGGAACGTATGGGCAGTAGAACAGACCAGCGTCGAAAGCTGAAGAGCCTTTGTAGCCAAGTGTGAAATACTGTGAACCAGCTGACGAAGCGAAGTATGGGTCGATATAGACCTTGATACGTCCGTTGAGAACACCAGCGAAGGTGTTTCCTGTATCGTCAACATTGAGGTTGTTAGCAAGAGCTGGAGTGTAGTCCAGAACGCCTGCCATCTGAAGAGCAGAAGCTACGTCCGATCCGCAGATCAGAACGTTACCCTTACCACGACGAGTTGCCTTGGCAATTTGGTTAGATTCGCGCTCGATCTGGAACAGGAGACCCTTGAACTTTTCAACCATCCAGCGACCGTTTGAGTCAACGTCGAGGTTGAAAGTACCAGATGTCGTTACGTTCTCAGTAGCACCAGCCGAAGCTGTATAGTTGATTGTACGAACAACTTCACGGTTGATTTCCGAGAGGATTTCAGCAGCGAGGATGTTTGACAGTTCTGTTTCAGCATCCAGACCGTGAATGGCCTTAAGATCCTGAGCGAGTTCCATCGTGTACTCAGCCTTCAGAGCACGTGAAACGGCAGTAACGGCAACCTTCTCAATCGAGAAAGCCATTTCGTTGAAAGCGTTTGCAGCACCGTCACCGAGAGCTTCTGCGCGAGCGCGAGTCATACCTGTCGAAACAGTATACGAACCCGAAGTAGCAGCAGATGCACGGAGTGTTGGGTCGTTAGCTTCCTGTGAGCGATTTGTTGAAGAGTTACCAACAACGAGACGTGAAGCTGTGTTACCAGCAGCTGAACCAGAGAAGGTTGTGTTAGCTTCGTTGAAGAGAGCTTCCGTACCACCCTGTGTTGTGTAACGTGAACGCATTGCGAAGATCAGGCCTGTTGGACCTGTCATTGGCTGAACGCCGCAGATGTCATAAGCGATGAGGTTAGGCATCGAACGACGAACGAGCGAGATAAGAACTGGATCGAATGTATCGATTGAACCATCTGATGCTGTCGAAGATGATGCACCCATTGCGTTGACTGGTGCAGCTTCGCCAAGAAGCGTTGGAGCCTGGTAACCACCAGATCCAAAACCTTGTTCGCGTGCTGACTTCTCTTGGTTTTCGAGAAGCTGAGCAACTACGCTACGGCGATGTACGTCTTTAATGGGAACCAGATCAGGATGTTCCAGGACTGGCTGCCACTTTTTCTGAACGGCTTCATTCAGAGATTCCATGTTATTCTCCTTAGATTAAAAAAAATTACTTCTTGATACCGCGAGTGATCGCGGACATATAAGCAGCCATTTCAACTGGAACCTGCTTTTCAGTGACTTCGCCGTCACCCACTGGTTCCTCATCGAGTGTTACGCTTTCGGACAAAATCCCGGCCGAGGACTTTGAAGGGAAGTAACTCTCACGAAGTGTAGCAATCTTCTTCGAATACGTATCAACGCTTTCGAAGTCAACTGCTTCAGAAAGTGACTGCAGCTTTGCAACCTGCGTGTCTGTCAGGCCTTCTGAAACTTGAGCGAACGCAATTTCGCGTTCAAATTCTTTTAGCTGAGCTGTAAGCTCAACATTCTTTTCGATTTCTTCGTTGATAGCTGACTCAAGAGCTTCGCAACGATCTGCGAGTTCTTCAGCAACGTCAACTGCTTCGTCTGGAATGTCAATGTAGTTTTCTTCGAACAGACCCTTTAGGCCTCTCATGAAGTTTTCTACGATCTCTGCCTTCAAGCCGCGTTCGATAGCGACTGAGTTGGCTTCAACCCACTGCTCAACAACGTAGTCGAGGTATGAATCAACACGCTCAACGAGTTCTTCTGAAATCGTAGCGGTTTCTTCTGTCAGCGAATCAGTGAACTTTGATTCGACAACTTCGAGCTGCTCATTTACCTTTGAAAGAACAGCTGCTGTATAAACTTCAGTTGCCTTTGAGATGAACTCTTCGGAAACTTCAGTACCAGCGAAGATAGCCTTGATGTCGTCTGAAACATCAATGTCTTCAGCTGAGAGACGAGCAATCTTCTCTTCACCGATTGAACGCTGGCTTGGGTTTACAGAGTTACCCTGCATTGGGTTTGTCTTGTC